AGAACGGGGGCGAGGCTCTCGCTCTCACAGACCACGGGAACATGAATGGGTTCTCGCACCAGTTTTTACACTGGCAAAAGATGAAGGAAGAAGGAAAGGAATTCAAGCCTATCTTTGGGGTGGAAGCATACTTCTTGCCTTCGATTGATGAGTGGCACGATGACTATGATCGTATCAAAGAGGACGCTAAGCTTGCGAAATCATTGGCAAAACAGGGTGACACCTCTGGTGCAACTGTCGAAGACGAGGATGCCTCGAAGAAGGCGATCAAGTCGGTCATCAATCGCCGACGCCATCTGGTTCTGCTAGCGCAGAATCAGACGGGGCTGAACAACCTGTTCAAGCTTATCTCTGAGTCTTATAGGGAAGAGAATTTCTATCGTTACCCACGCGTGGATTATAAGTTGCTCGCCAAGTATTCAGAAGGTGTGATAGCTTCGTCTGCCTGTCTGGGGGGACCCTACGCAGGCAACTATTGGGCTAACCGAGATGAAGGACCCGAGGCAGTGAGGGAGGCGATGAGGGAAACTAGTCGTCGCTTCGTCGAGGTCTTCGGGGATCGCTGGTATGGCGAACTTCAATGGAATAACATCCCAGAGCAGCACGAATTGAATCAACACATCATCGAGGTGTGCAAAGAGTTCAACATTACCTTGATCTCCACAGCGGATAGCCACTATCCCAACAACGAAGCTTGGAAGGACCGCGAATTGTATAAGCGTCTCGGCTGGCTTGGAAAGGGCACTCCAGCATGGGCGGAAGACAACACTGAGCTTCCGGCAGGAGTTGAGGAAATTGGGTACGAATTGTACCCCAAGAATGGTAACCAGATGTGGGATTCCTATAAGTATTATTCAAAGACTTGTGGGGCTACATACAGCGATCAGCTAGTAATGGATTCAATTACTGAAACGCACAATATCGCATTCAATAGAATTGAAGACTTTGTACCAGATACCACAGTCAAACTTCCAGACTTCGTAGTTCCCGCAGGATTCACTGATGCCGAGGCTTTGGTAAACTATGCCCTAGAAGGGCTACGACAGCGCACACTCCATACGAACAAAGAGTACACAAACCGGCTTCAGATGGAGCTTGATGTTATCGAGGACCGAGGGTTTAGTAAATACTTCCTCACAATGAAGGCTATAGCCGACAAGGCTAACGAAGTTCAACTGACCGGCCCAGGGCGCGGGTCTGCTGCAGGTTCACTAGTCGCATACGTCCTGGGGATCACACAGATTGACCCTATCAAGTACGGACTCCTCTTCGAGAGGTTCCTGCGTAAGGATGCCACGGACTACCCCGACATTGATTATGATGTAGCGGAGCCGATGGAACTCAAGGAAATGCTGATGGAAGACTGGGGCAAGAACTCAGTCGTTCCTATCTCAAACTGGAACACCCTACAGCTGAAGTCTCTGATCAAGGACATTTCAAAGTTCTATGGGATTGAGTTTACTGAAGTTAATAAAGTCACATCAAGTATGATTTTCGAAGCTACTCCTGCTGCAAAGATGAAGCACGGTATCAAGGCGGGAGTTTATGTTCCCACCTGGGAAGAGGTGATGGAATTGTCACCTTCCCTGCGCGGGTTCCTTATAAAGCACCCACACATCAAGACACATGTCGAGGCGCTGGTTGGGCAGGTCCGCTCTTGCTCCCGTCACGCCGGCGGCGTATTGATTGCCGATGACTTGAACGAGCACATGCCGATCATTAGTTCGGGAGGTGTACGCCAGTCGCCGTGGGCGGAGGGACAGAACCTTCGCCACTTGGAACCGCTCGGGTTTATTAAATTTGATCTCTTGGGGCTCTCTACACTTCGAATGATTGATGGAGCCATCCGGCATATCTTGAAGCGACACCATAGTAATCCAGACCCGACGTTTGAAGACGTCAAGGCATTTTACGATGAGCATCTCCATCCGGACAAGATTGATTTCGACGACGAGAAGGTGTACAGAAACGTGTTCCAACGCGGCAATTTCGCGGGAATTTTTCAGTTCACAGAGCAGCGGGCACAAGAGTTTTGCGCGAACGCAAAGCCGAAGTCTCTGGTTGACATATCAGCCATCACTTCGATCTATCGCCCAGGTCCGCTTTCCGCCAACGTGCACGAGCAATACATTCAAGCTAAGAGTATGCCGCACGAGATTGATTATCTCAATGAGCAAGTGAAGGACGTAACTCAAGAGACTTACGGGTTCCTGATCTTCCAAGAGCAGATCGCGCTCCTAGCGCACAGGCTCGGGAAAGACCTCACGCTAGACGAGGGCAATATGCTCCGGAAGGTATTGACAAAGAAGGGGACGGGTAAGGGAGCATCTGTCAAGAATCAACTTAAGCAGAAGTTCATCAACGGCTGCGTTGAGAAGGGCATTCGCCACAGCGAAGCCGAGGATATGTGGGAGAGGTTTGAGTACTTCTCAGGTTATGGCTTTAACAAGTCGCATGCTATCTCGTACTCGGCAATCTCATTCCAGTGCGCGTGGCTATACAACTACTACCCAGTGGAATGGATGGCATCGTTCCTCGACAAGGAACCAGAGAAGCGCAAGGAGAAGGCAATCAACATCGCGAAGTCGAACGGCTTTGAGATTGTGGAGGCAGACATCAACACTTCGTCGTTCGTGTGGGAGATTGATCCCCACAACCCGAAGCGGTTGGTGCAGCCCCTCGCAGGACTCAAAGGTTTGGGAGACGCCGCAATTCAACAGATTGTCGACAACCGGCCATTCAATGATATTGAGGAGTTCTTATTCCACGACGAGATTGTATACAGCAAGCTGAATAAGAAGGCGCTGGATGTGCTGGTTCGTTCGGGAGCCCTCAATAAGCTCATGGATGAGCGCTTTAGCGGGCGCAAACACTTCTGGTCTGCAGTAGCAGTCGACCGGGTCTACAGTAAGAAGAAGTTTCTGGAGAACATCGAAGAGTACAAGGATGAGGGAGACTTCAGCGTTGAGGAAGAGATCGATAATCTCACGACCCTCACTGGGATCTTCCCGATGCATCTGGTAATGACCGAAGAGGTAAGGGAACGTCTGGAAGCAAATTACGTGCCTCCCGTTTCGGACTATGATCCGGATCTGGGATTGGTGTGGTTCATTCCGCGAGAGATTATTAGAAAGAAGACAAAGAACGGAAAGCCCTATTGGATTGTCGCTGTAATTGATTCAAATTCAGTGTTGACAAAGTTCCGATGTTGGGGTATAGTAGAGGGTAAGGATAGGATTCATTTGAATCGTCCTTACATGGGTAGACTAGATTTCGACCCAGCTTGGGGATTTTCAACCCGGTCAATTAGAAGAAATCTAAGATTATTAGGATAGAAAATGATATTACAATACCATATGTTAAGAGGACATGAATTTCCTCCCGTACGAGCAAACCCCAGCGATGCAGGATTGGACTTAAGGTGGGTTCCCACCGAAATGTCCGAGACGGTGCTGAAAATTGAGCCGGGAGAAACTATTTTGGTTCCCACTGGCTGTACATTTGGGATCCCTCATGGGTACATGTTAGAAATTAAAAATAAGTCGGGTGTGGCCTACAAGAAACAATTACTTGTTGGGGCATGCGTGGTAGACAGTGGATATGAGGGGGAAGTGTTTGTTAACTTACATAACGTTGGCACCACTTCTCAAGTACTGGAGCCAGGAGATAAGGTAGCCCAAGCGGTTGTCGTCCCGGTCGTTCACGCTCGATTTATCGCATCAGAGTCCCCCGACATTTATGATTGGTACCCCATTACGATTTCTAATCGAGGAACCGGCGCCTTAGGATCAACAGGAAAGTGAAAAAGCTACGCAAGGTTAACCGAGAGAAGCGGAAGCAAACGCGACGTGATGCTAAAGAGCGCCTCGCGGACCAAGCCGCCTCGATGATCAACCATCCCACCGAATGCTGTGTGTGTGCGACCAAGTTTGATCGCAACAAAGAAACTGTAAAAAGCTGGATGGTGACAGTTGTTTCAGAAAAGAAAACTGTCCACCTTACGTGCCCAGAGTGTTGGGTCAAGATTGAAGGGATGGCGGAGTGTCGCGAATAAGAGGTTACCACGCCGAGTTAATCGTCGCAGAGTGCCGACTACTCTTTGGTGAGAAAGGCTATAGTTTTTTTGATGGGAATCATTCCTTCAACGTTAACATAGTCGGCGTACGCAACCCCCACGGCCGAGTTAACAAGTTTGACGATCTTTTAGTAGCTATTTATCGGGACTCCTATAAACGGTGGATTGTTGACTCCTATCAGATTACTACCGATCCTGGACTCTATTGGCTGCAGCACCCTATGAACGTAAAGGGCACCGCGATCTTATGTCCGGGACAATATGCTGGGGCTTATCAACTCGGTAAGCATGCGGGAAAGTATGAAGCGCTTTGTCAGAGGGGCGCCCCGATTAATGTGTGGCGCGATAGTAATCGGGATAGCCACCACGACATGTCTAATGCATCGATTGACAGAGGATACTTTGGTGTTAACATTCATAAGGCAGGTCGCAATTCCACCCGCGTGGATAAATGGAGCGCGGGTTGCCAAGTCTTTAAAAATGATGGTGACTACAAAGAATTTATGAAAACTATAAACAGCGCCAAAAAGAAGTTTGGCAATAGCTTTACATATACATTGCTTGACGGCACGGAGGTAGAATACGATGAAGATTAAAGGACATGCAGCAAAAGGGCTAGCGTATGATGACGTCCTCTTGGTGCCTCAATATTCAGATATCAAAAGTCGGCGAGAGATACACATAGGAAACACTCTCGCCACACATCGCGACGGACACTATACCTGCGCACTGGATCTTCCTATTATCGGCAGTCCTATGGACACCATTTCTGAGAACGAAATGGGTATTGCCATGTGGCAAGAAGGGGGTTTGGCGATCATCCATCGTTACAATACAATTCAAGAACAGCTGGACATTATAGATGATGTCATTTATGCTAACGCCAATGCTGCCGCCGCGATAGGAACTTCGGGAGACTATTTAGAAAGAGCACGTGCCCTCATTGGTGGTGGTGTTAAAATTTTATGTGTGGATGTGGCACACGGACACCACATCTTGATGAAGGAAGCACTTACGAGTTTGCGCCAGGAGTTTGGCGACCAAGTTCATATCATGGCGGGGAACGTTGCAACCTTGGAGGGTTATAATGACTTGGTCGATTGGGGAGCCGACAGTGTGCGTTGCAATATTGGTGGCGGTTCTATTTGTTCAACTAGGATTCAGACTGGCCATGGCGTCCCGGGCCTTCACACAATTATTGAGTGCGCGAGATCGGACAGGAACGCTCCCATCATTGCTGACGGGGGAATCCGCAACTCGGGGGATATTGTCAAAGCTCTGGCAGCTGGGGCTGACTTCGTTATGCTTGGCTCTTTGTTATCCGGTACTGATGAAACTCCTGGAGATGTAATCAACACGCGCGATGGCAAGTTTAAGTCGTATCGCGGAATGGCAAGTAAAGACGCCCAGGTAGAGTGGCGCGGCAAGACGGCATCCCTTGAGGGCATAGCTACGACTGTGCCGTGTAAGGGACCTGTTGAGGATGTCCTGCACGAACTAGCACGTGGTATCCGCAGCGGATTGTCTTACAGCGGCGCACGGAGCATTGTAGAATTACAGCAGAAGGCGAAGTTCATGCGCCAGACGGGAAGCGGGCAGACCGAAAGCTCTACTCACATATTGAAAAGATGAGTGACCCGCGAGAAAACTATTCTATTTTGACATTTGGAATTGATTCCAAATTGCATGAGAATTTAAAGATAAGGCTTTATTACGATCAAATTCGCAATCAAAGCCAATTCTTTAGAATGTGTGCGGAATCTTATTTGGCACAAGATAAGTTGTTCATGGAGTTTTTTGATATGGCTAAAGTGGAAATGAAAGCACAATCAAAAACCAGAGCTACGAAGTCACGTAAGCTGCGACAAAAGGGTGAGAACCTGATGAAAGATCTTGCTCTCAGTCCGGCTGAGGTGGAGAATATATTTGATTTACTAGAAGAGGAATTACCAGAATTATGAAAGATTGCGCCAGAGAATGTTATCTCGCAAAGAAAGTTTGCACCAATACAGAATGTCGTCTTAATATAGAATATGAAGAAGATTTAAATTGTACGCTCATCGCCGTTCAAAAGTACGGACCCATGACCCTAGAGGAGATTGGAAAGCGTCATCACATTAGTACCGTGCGTGCTAAACAGATCGTAGATGCTACGTTGGTCAAATTAAAAAAGACATTACTACGAGAAAATACTATTTAAAAGTAGCATAATCGCGATATGTTAGGAGATGACCGACGATGTCAAATAAAAAGAATCTATTGAATGAAGCGCAAGTCCGTCAGTTTATGAAGCTGGCGTCCCTGCACCCTCTCACCCCGGGCTTTGTTAACGGGCTGACAGAAAAGGTCGAAGAAGACCTTGAGGAGGGTACCGACGAAGATCTTGACGAATCCAGCGCCCGCGGCTCTAATGAGTACAGCAAGCCTGGACATCACAAAGGTGGTGGAGTCAAGAGCGGCGGCGAGCCAGTGAATGAGCTGGTATACCGAGACGACGACGAAGAACTAGAGTCAGAGTTGGGCGCCACCGAAGACGAACTGGGCGACGAAGATGCCTTCGCCGACGAAGAAGGCGCAGAGCTTGACGACGCCGAAGGCGCCGACGTTGATGCTGAGGCTGAAACCAGTCTAACCATCCGCCAAGTGGTCAACGCCATTGAAACTGCACTTGAAGAGTTACTCCCCAACGAGGAAGTCGACGCCGAGTATGTTGGCGATGACGACATGGATGTTGAGGCTGAGGACGAGTTTGCCCCAGAGGGCGACGAAGTCGTTGCTGATATTGAAGTTGGCGAAGAGGAACTCGAAGAGGTTTTAGGCTTCGGCAAGAGCGCCGCTGACAAAGCCCGTGAGAAGCTTGCCTTAGGCAAGAAAGGTTCGTATGCTCCCGATGCCGAAGCAGGCGAAAAGAGTTCCGCCCCCACTCCCGAAGAAATCGAAGCTGCCAAGAAGGAGCCAAGAACGCGTCGTCCTCGCAGAAGCGCCGGCGATATCGCGGGCGGACTAGGCGGCGGCATGAGGATCGGCGGCATTTCCGAAGGAAGCACCGACGACCTCGTGGAGCAGATTACCAAGCGTGTTGCTGCACGAATTCTGAAGAGCGCATTAGCTAAGAAGTAAAAGATAAGGCTTGACTTTCAAGCCATCCTAACGTATACTAAAGACTGTGAGGGAAACCTCGCAGTCTTTTTTTATGAGGTTTATATGCATGAAGTAACTAACGGTGAATTAATGGTGTTTGTGGTCCTGGGGTTTGCTCTCGGAGTATTCGTCAGTGTCTATCTCACTCGAATTTTAGAAGTGATCCACATGTGGCGCTTCACACAAGAAGTGGTGGCCCACTGTCTCTTGATGTGCGTGAAGATCATGGAGGATATAGCATTTCTCTCAGAGGTAAAACGAAAGCACATGGCTGCTTCGGACTTTACCCCCGAACAAATTAAACAATTTCAAGAGGTTGACGAAAGAACCTTGACAAACTGGAAGGAATCAGTTATACTATCCTTACAAATGGCCGCTCCACCGCGATTTCGGTCCTTTATGCCGTTTACCACTTGGAAAGAAGCAACGAGGTTTCTGGACGAGGCTCATCAGGCAGCAATATTAGAAAGAAAGAAAAATTATGAACTATGATACCGATCATGAAGAAGAAATAGAATACTCCGAAGAGGAAGAGGAAACTCCCGAAGAGGAAGAGAGCGCTCTAATCGGACTATGTACCGACATCAATGAAGAGTCTATGAAAGAAATAGCTTTAGGTCTCTTGACACTTAATGGAGGAAAGATACTTCCCACCGCATCCGACGTGGAAGAGCCACGTCCGATTGACGTAGAGTTCTTCATTTCTTCCAACGGGGGGTCTGTGAATGACATGTTTGTTCTTTATGATTTGATGGAATTGGTGAAAGGCTCCCGTGACATCGCGACGTTTGGGTATGGACGTGTTGCTTCGGCAGCGGTCCCTCTCCTGGCGTCCGGAACCCCCGGCAAGCGCCATGTTTCAAAGAATGCGCGCATCATGATTCACCACTGTTCTAGCGAAGTGGGGGGGAGCCACGCTACAATCCGAACTAACTTTAGCGAACTTAAGAAGGTGGAGGCTATGAT